TAAATACCAATTACCAGCAGGCATAGCATCAGTGGAGTCGAAATCAGCTCCATTTAGGATATCGCAGTCCACTGAAGTAGTACTGTTAAACGTAACAATCCTACCTCTACCAGTACCTACTCCGTCAATAGACCTCTTCCAGATCTCTCTACCTACCATATCAGACGTGAATACAGCGTTGTCAGAGGTAAAAGTGATAGCCGTACCTGTAGTCGCTCCAGGCGTTACTGCAGCGTCTGCAGCTATCCCTGCTCCAGTTCCATCGTAAGTTAGGCACTCATCTAAGTGGATGTATTCTTTTTGGGATTCTAGTAGCGCTCTTTGGTACTGAGCTATATCATCTTCCTTATTGAGAACAGAGGTGAAGTAGTCTACTTTTCTAGGATGTACAGGAGTGTCGGCAAAATACCCTACATATCTCCTAGTATTCCCATCAATCTCACGTTCAGTTCCAACCCACAATTGATCATGGTTGTTGGGTCTTGGTAACGCTAGGATTGTTAAAAATTTATCTTCTCCAGTAGCACCTGTAGTGTGTCTGTGCCAGCCAGCTATACTTTCCTCTGGCTTAAAGGTAAGACCTAAAAGCTCTCCATCGTTTCTCACAGCCCACATAATGTCAGGCCTACCAGTCTGCCATGTAAGCTGCTTTATACCTGAGAGCGTGATATGATCTGATATTAAGTTTTGGTCTGTGGGAACGAAGTTGTCTTTTAATGTTTCAAATTCAAGGCTCTTAATAATCAAACCCCCACGTTGTACATAAACGATTAAATTTTCTTTATTAATTGGAGGTATGTCTGCCACACCGATTCTATCTAATGGACGGGCTTTAATACTCTGTGGAGTAATAGCGGTCTCATCGTCAGAACCAGTAATCTTAATACCACTGCCAAAAGTACCAGCTAATAATAGTCTTTCTGTACCAGTTAACCAAAGTACTTTGTTGACTTCAGCACTGTTGATGGAAAAAGCTACTGAATCTTCTGGGTTAGAGCCTGTTGTAAAATCGTCATATTGAGTATCCCCTGCTGTGCTTGGGGATTTGGAAGCCCATACTTTATCTGGGTATGCGCCCGACCCACCATACCACAAACGGGATTCATATAAAGAAACCGCATTGGGGACTAGGTTCTGGTTTGTGACTATACCTACAGACGACCATGCGCCGAAACCTGAAGTATCTACAGTATTCCCGTTTAGGTCATAGAGCTCGAAATCGTTAGGATTGGAATTGGTCACTGTGTATGGTTGCCCATTGACTTCCTCCATACCAACTACTTCTTCGATAATAACAATATCTCCATCATTGAAACCGTGACCGGTTGAAGTAACTACTCCTGGATCTGCTTGAGTAATTCCGAAAATACTCTTACCTGTAGTGGCGGTTCTGAACGGGTCGTTAGTTCTTATTTGTAATGTTAATGTCCAGTCAGTTTCAGTAGCCCCCCTAACTAACTCTCTAGGAATGTAGAATGGGTGTGTGATAAACATAGTGTCTGTATCTTGATCTTTTTCAATAGCAAATAGATCGTTCGCTTCTGTGTAAGGAGTATCTATTTCATATACCTTGTTTGCTACCCCACCTGAAATATATGCCGTAAACCCTGTGGTGTCTACATTATTTCCATCTACATCAGTTAATTCAAAAGTCGTAGGAGTACTGTTAGCTACTATATATGCTTTACCATTAACCTCAGTCATCCCTACTACTTCGTAAAGAAATACTTCATCACCATCTGAATAACCATGGGTTGCAGTTGTTACAACTCCTGGATTGGCTTGTGTGATGCTGGATACTACAATATCATCTTCTAAGATAATTCCATTGTTACGATAGAACCTAAGTTTCTGGTCAGTGAATTCTAAAGCGTATGTCTGTTCATCATTGAAACTATATTCTTGTAGATTGAATATTTGGTTTAGTCTGGAATGAAATACGTGATTCAACCCTGTACGATACGCAGCGGGGCCTTGTGTTTGAAGCACGAAATTCTTAAGAGTCTTACAGCCGTTTTGGTAGACTTGTAAGTCTTGCCTTCCGTTCATTTTTTCTGATAGCTCGCCACCAGAAAAGTTTGACCTTACAATCTCTTGTTCAGACATTACTCGAACTTAGTATATCTACTGGCTACTGAGCTACTACGATTTCTACGAGCTGTTAAGAACTTACTAACTTGTTTGCGAATAGGTGGTCTTTCTTGACCATCGATTGCTTTAGCTTCAGCTTTGATTTCTCGTAAAGAATCCTTAATGCTTGCAACAGCTCTAGGAGCTGATTTAAACTTAGGCGCCATAGCTAGGGCTAGATTGTGAGTTAATACTTTAATAAACAGTGGGTCCCAAGAAGTAACGTCTTCATTGTCATAAATGTAGCGCATACGAAGAACCCCTTCGTTTGTACTCATTAGAAACTTCCCATTTTCAATTTGATAGTCTACTCCCTCAGATTGCTCTGAAATTAGAATCCCACCTAATTCATCGTGCCTACTTAAAAAGCGTAAGAAGTCGGAAGGCATTGAGTATTGTTCTGAGAAACCGAATAGTGGAGTTGCAGTGTCGGAAGCTATCTGAGCTCTCTTAATTGCGAAGTTCCATGAATGACCTCTTAGAAGTGCTCTGCGCTCCTCAGCATAATGTATCTTACATAGATCTTCATTAGGTGTGGTAGGTGTGTCGATGTTAGTGACAGGAGCTTGATTCAGTAAAGCTAATGCAATATTGCAGATGCTTACTGGTGAGTTTGGGGCTGGTAATGCCATTGTTGCCTCCTATATAAAAAGTGAGGAGGGCAAAAGCCCTCCCCGATTTGAGCAGTTTATCCTTGGACGAACCAAGCTTTAACTGTTACTGTACCTGCAGCAGTACCTACAGTGTTACCTGTCAACGCAATGTCATAACCAAGTTCATGGTCGTTCAATGTGTCGCCAGCTAAAGTGTAGATGCGCTCCTGAGCTTCGTCGATATTCAAAGTTTGAAGACCGTCGATTGCAGAAGCAAAAGCTACAGCAGATGATAAATCAATACCATCAGCTAGTTTATCTGCGTCAACAACATCACCAGCTACGCCTCCTACAGTTTGTTTGTAGAAGCCTAAATCGAAATCTGTACCGCCAGTAATAGCGTCACAAGCAATCTCAATCTTAGCTGGAATGTAATCAGCAGGAACGTTTTTAAACAAACGGTACACAGAGCCGTCATCATCAGCAGCTGCAATCTCAGCAATAGCAACTCCATAAAGAGTTTTGTCGCCATGAGTGAAAGCCGCTGTTTCATGCTTTTCTGCTTCTAGGTTTGCGCTTACGTATTTATTTTCTACAGCCATTTTACTTTACCTTTCTTAAGCAGTTGTCTGGAACTTTTGAGCCAATACACCCTCAGTACGGACTGCGCCCCACTGACCAATAATTTGAACCTGCTTAGTTTCAACGTAATCAGGTCTGTCTTTGATGTTGATAGACATGTCTTTAGACAAACCATAGCATAATGCACGGCCAGTCATACCAACACAATCACGAGTACCAGAGTTCACATCCAAGATTGGATTAGAAACATCAGCACCGAAAACGATCAACTTGATGCCAGCGGCTTCAGCGATACGACCTTTGTCAACAACATAGTTGCGTGAAAAGTCACCACTTGTCAATTCGATTTCTTTCATCAAAGCTTCTTCTTCAGTACCAGTAATAGCCAAGCAGATTTGCTCTTGCATGTCATTACCAACTTCGTTGTTTGTGAAGTTCTTACGGAACTCAAGAAGTTTTTCATAAGTTGTGCCTGCAGTAGCATCAACAGTCAAACCGCCATCGTTAGCGAAAGTAACTGAAGTACCGAAGTCACGACCAGTAGATACATTAGCGAAGATTGACTCAACACCAACACGGTCCCACTGGCGATTCATTGCTTTCATACAAGCGCCTGCGTATTCCCCTTCAGGGTTCAACAACACACCGCGTGTATCAGAAGCGTCGATAGGTAGAGTAACAACGAAACGGCGTCTTGCGATCTTACGTCTGTTGTGCTCGATTTCATCGAAAACTGTTGGGGTCACACGACCATTTACTTCCCGTGCCTCAACAATACCTAGACCGTCATACGCATACACATCACCAGTCATTTGCTTGATGATAGAGTAAGGACGTAAACGAGAAGGATTTTGTTGTGCCTGAATATGCAACATGTCTGAAAACTGTGTGATCAGAGCATTGTCAATAGAATTTGAAGACATTTTTGCTTCCCTTTCTTAATAATTTACAAATCAAATAATTCTTAGTATCGGACAGTAAACCACTGCTTGAGAAGCATTGTGGGCTTTTCCTAATCTTCCACGCAAGACCAAACGCCCAGTTCTCTGGGATAGGCGGGCCATTGAGGTTATCCACCAATAGTATATTATCACAATTTTAGACACAAAAGCAAGTGTTATGAGTTCAATTGGGAATAAAGTCTATTGACTTCAGCCACTGCTGCATCATGTCCTGGGTCAAAACTATTTCTCCAAGCTTCGGACTTCATAATAGTAGAAGCTTTTGCGCTAATATCCTCTTTAGATAAAGCTGAAGTAGTAGTATTTTGAGGCCTTGGAAGGTCATCTTCACTGATGTATTTAGATTGAATATTATCCAAAACACCTGCTAAGACCAATAAAGCGTCATTTGATAAACCCTCAACTTTATCTGCTAAAGCCTCGGGTACGTTTTCAGAGATAAGAGCCTTGCCTACTTTCATGACTTCTTCATCTCTTTCACCGAATACTTCCTTAGATACTTTGTCAAAAGCAGCATCTTGAGCTTCTGGGCTCTTGTTGGCCGCTAGGTCCTGAGCTAATTTATCACTTAATTCTGAAATCTTAGCAGCTTGTTTCTGGTTCAACCCCGCTTCTAAAAACATATCCCTAACAAATTTTTGAATCTCCTCAGTACCTTCTCTAGCCTCTGGGAGCTCATAACCATCTGCTGATTCTGGAACACCGAAAGCTTTATTGAAAGCTGCGATCTCTTCTGGAGATGCTTCGTCGTGCGGAATACCTGCAGGACGCTTACCCATTTGAGACTTAAGATCATCTGTCATCTTA